GTGTATGTAAGTCATCCATAGTTACATTCATTAAGTTTGCATCAATACGTTCTGCAATACGTTCTTCTGCCATCTCTAATGTGATATACAGAACATTCTTACCTTGCATAAGTGTAGATGCAGCCATGTGACACATGAACAAAGACTTACCAACTCCAGTTCCAGCAAGTGCAATATTTAGTGTCTTTTGTGGTAAACCACCTTTTGTAATCTTGTTGAAGTAGTCTAGGTCAAACGGTATCTTTTCCTCTTTCTTGTGATAGAAATCATATCTATCCAAACCATCTTCAACATAGTCATGTCCTACTGATAGGTCAAAGGAAACACTTAGTGCTTCTGATAGAATAGAAGGTATCGCTTCTGGAGTTCTATTCTTATCTTTCCCATCAATAATACTTATCCCATCAAGAACTGCGTTATATATCGCCTTGTCCTTACAGAATTTCTCTGTTTCGTCATGTAACCATTGCAAGTCCACTTCTGTTTTATCAAGTGAACTAATGATATCCACAACTTTCTTATAGTCTTCATCATTGATATCTTTACGATTATCTACACCGATAGTAAGAGTTTCTTTTGTAGGTAAAGTATTATACTTATCTAGAAACTTTTCAATCTCTTCAAATACTACTCTCTCTTGTCGGTTTGCATAATATAAAGGTTTAATAAATGGGATTACTTTTCTACAGTAATCCTCGTTATGTATTAAGTGTGTGAGAGTTGTTCTCTCAATCGTTTGCGTTGTTGACATATTGTAAGCTTCCATCATTCAATTGTTCATCCATAATATCATAAAGTATGTCTCCAATCAAGTTAAAAAAATCATCACCAAAATGTTCTTTTCCTAACCCATTAGAATCTAAAATCTGCCAATCAAACTTTAATCGTAGTTGGTCTTTTTCTTCAATTGGTGTAACCTTACCATAACGATAGACTACACCTTGATAGAAACCAGCTTCTTTAGTTAGTCCGATACCTTGCCACTTCGCACCTTTATTCTGTACGAACTGGTACTTCTTCTTGATTTCCATACTTAAACTCTTTCATTGCACATTCATCTAACTGTTTCATAATATCCTCAGTAAAGAACTTCTCTGGGTTATTATTGATTGTCTTACCGAATGTTTTAGAACCATCTGGTAATTCAATACGAGTTGATACATTTTTAAATATACCATATTTTAATGCCAAGTCAAGTAGTCCGTAGTATTTATCTAAACCTTTGTCATAAGTCAAACGAACATCTACCATTTTATTTTCAACAGTAATTCTTGACTTATGGTTTTTACAGTGAACAATGTTACCAATTACCTCAGTACCATCTTTTTCTTTCTTCTTGGAAAGATACACGATTGAAGAAGCTGCATACTTCAGACCAGAACCACCACCCATTTCTTTTGTTGGGAACATAGACCCCACAACATCATAGGTGTGATTAGTAACAACCATAGGAACTTTTGCACGACCAAGTTTCAAAGTCAACACTCTAAATGCAGCCTTGAGAACTTGTGCCCTAGTCATATCCCTAGTCTCTTTACCATCAGCGGTATCTTCTACTTCTTTTGTAGTAGATAACATACCAAGTGAATCTAGACACAACATAATAGGTTTTCTATCTGCTTCATTCTGTTCTAAGTATTTGTCTAGAACTTTCAGTGCTTGTGTTCTAAACTCTTGTACAGTAGTTACTGGAAACATTACCATTCTTTGAGGGTCAATACCCCTATCAATCACCATCTGTTTAGTGATTGCACTTTCTGATTCAAAGTAAATAACACCAGCATCTGGATTTGCATCTAGAAAGTTTTTACACATTCCCATAAGGAAAAATGTTTTACCAGTTGCACTTTCACCAGCGATTGCAGTAATCTTATTTGACGGTAAACCACCATGAATACTACCAGACAAAAGTGCATTAAAAATATAAGAACCAGTGTCGATAAACGAATCTACGTCACCAGCTTCTACACCATCTGCAACCAAACCAGCATATTCATTACCAGCCTGTTTTGCAATATCTTTCAAAAAGTCCATTAAATATCATCCTCATCTCTGTTGTCAGAACGAAACTCATCAAAACCGCCAGGGTATCTTGCAGAGAGTTTCGCAGTATTAATATCAATCAGTTCTTCAATATCAGTTCCTAGTGCAATACATCCTTGTGCGATATACCACATAACATCTCCAAGTTCTGATTTCAGATGAGTGACAACATCCTCATCCATTTCTTTACCTTGAAAGAAACACTTCTTTACAATATCATTGAATTCACCAACTTCACCAGATAGACCAATAGATGCAGTAAGTAACCTTGTTGGTTCTACACCTTGTTCTTCTATAATATCAACTGCATCACCAAAATCATCAATGTTCTTGGTTGCATCACTGGATACTTCATCAACGAATTCTTGATAATCTTTTAATAAATTATCATCCATTTGAATCTCCTATTTTCAATAATATACATTATTTAGTTTTGAAAGTCAAGTTATTTTGTATACTTCCACACATTGCCAAGCATTTTACCCTTTGACCAACTAATATTTCCCACCATATTCATTCCAACTTTTTCGTAGAATTTATTGGCTGCAATGTTCTCAGAACGAACTGTTAAATATACATCTTGACCTACATGGTCAAAGTATTCTCTAATAACTTTTTCTGCATTTCCGTTTCTGGGGTTTGAGTTAATTATCTGGTGAATTACATAATCACCTTTTGTTATGGAAACATCTGTATCTCTACCAATCTTTCCATTTCTTCTAGATTTAGAATAAGTGATTACAACACCATCTTGAAAAATCAACTCGTTATTTATCAATCGTTTCTTAACTTTGGTATTCCACACATGAGGAAACCACTCTTTGTTATCTTGAAATACTTTCCAAACCATATCAAAATCGTCTATCGTAGCGTGGTTCATGAAAAGTATTGTTCCTTTATAACATCATTATTATAAATGTCAATAACTAAATGTACTCTATCTATATCAGATTTGTTGACAACTTTATGTGGTTGTGATACGTCTAACCACCAACAAGAACCTTTCTTCATGTGGAACTCTGCAATACCACCAGGCAACCATGAAGTCATTAGAACTTCTTCATGTGTAATTACTGGAACATGGAGTCTTACTATCTTACCAGTTTTGATATCCTTATCAACTTTATCTGTATGTTTTGCGATAATAGTACCAGCTTCAAGTTTCATCAATCTGACTCTTTCTTTTTCTGCTGGTATCTTACCTAATATTTTATCCATCTCCAGTGCATCATATAATATTGTATTTTGTAGACCATCATCTACATCTGACCCTAAAACACCACCCTTACCAATTTGAGCTGTGTCACCACCATAACCTCTAAGAGATATCGCAGTCCATTGATTGTCTTTATTAAACTTAGTTACTACTGGGGAAAATTCTTGGTTTACTTCACAGAAGTTTACAATTGGTTGCAACTCTTCGTCTGTGTATGTTATGTCTTCAAATAGTTTCATGTAAAAAATCCTTCAAGAGTATTTCTTTTGATATGTCTAAAGATATCTTTATTTTTATCTTTACTGAAATACCATATATTCTCTATATAGGTTCTGTCCATAAACTCATCCATGGCATCTTTATCAAAGTTACCATCTTCATCTTTGAATACAGATGCACCTTGTGGACGTTGCATAATTCTCATACCAACTTGACCTATAAAATGTGGAAGTAACATATCTACAAGTTCATCACCAGAACGATATCGTTTACCTTTTACTTTTGGGTCTAGAATATTAATCATCATAACACCAGTGTCACTTAGTGAATCAAAAGTGTTTTGTGATACTGGAAGATAGAAGTTATCTCTCCAAGATTCGTATTCATTAAACTTGAACCATGATTGCAGCTCTTCTTTGTCACCACCTTCATTATATCTTTCGGTAGAAAAATATGGTGGTGAAGTAAATGCACAATCTACATTACTAATCTCATTCCAAGGTAAATCTTCTGCACCACAATTATACATCTGTACAGTTTTCTTACCACCAGTAAGTTTATCATAGAAGTCAATCATCTTCTGATATCTTGCAAAGGTATTAGGATTTGGGTCACAACCGATATAATGAGTTGCGTTAGAAGCGTAGAACGCAGTAAGTCTATCACCCCAACCCATAGATGTATCTAATACAGTTTTTGCATCTGACATATTATAGATTGTTTTCGCAACAATAGGTTTGAACTGTGTTGCAATATAAGTACCAAGTCTAAATGACATTGTATAAGTTTTAGGTGTTAAGTTTTTACTATCATTAACACCTCTCCAGATAGGCCCAAATGCACCCCAGATATTATCACCATCATTCCATCTTTGTACTGGTGATTTAAATCCATAAGAACCACAAGACATTCTTAGGTCATTCATGAAAGAGTCTGCACAATAATTAAAAGTAGAAGGCCCATCAATTACACCCAATCCATATTTGTCATATGAATATTTGTAATCGTCATACTTCTCCATGACATTATCTGGTTGACTTAGATATTTGGTGAAGTCTGCTTTTTGTAACTTACGAAAGTTATCAACCACCTTCTCCATATTGAACTCTTTAAGTGGATAGGGTGGTTTCTCATTTGTAATAAATTCTGCAAGTGTTTTACGAAACTCTTCTTTACCATACTTCTCTGTAGTATTAAGAAACAATTCTTTCTGCATCACTGGAAGACCAGTGTGGTCAACATTTCGTTTTAACAAATCATATAATTCTTGGTTCAATTAAAAAAGTCCTCAAGTGTAGTTTGTGTTCCAAATGACCTATCAATGTTCCAACCAATATTGTTGGTAATAAAAGACAGTGGGTCAATGAAACTCTTTTCATATTGACTATCATAGTCTACATACTTTAAAATGTCAAGTTCCTTCGGCAACTTAGCAGGGAAAGTGATTACATTACAACCAAGTGGATTGGGTTGACGCAATTCAAGATACTTGACCTTATCACCATCTTGAATGATAGGATACTTTCTTGACAGTTTACGTTCACGAATCATGTGATTATAAACAAGACTTCCCTTGATATGCATTGGTGTGCCTTTACGATAAATTGAACTGTCAGAGTAGAACTTACGAACACCGTTTACAGAACGAGGATATGCAATCTCCTCTGGTGGAAGACCATTGAACTCATTACGAAACGCAATCAAGAAGTCATTCAATTCTTTTTCATCACCAGACATAATAATTTTGAGTGCCTCTTTAATCTTTTGTCTACATGGTGCAGGCGTGGATGACTTGACAGCTTCAATACCCATAATCTTCAACTGTGGTTCTTTGAACCGAACACCTTCAACATCCCATGCATTGAGGATATATCGTTTCTTTGCAGTCCAGATACCTTTGTCTGCAATCACCTCTCGTTTCATAAACATCTTCTGGTCATATGCATGAACATAGTCTGCAAGTTGTTTGTACGACTTATCAATAAACGGTTCAATCTTTTCTTTTGCAATCGTATCCAAAAAGTCAATAGGATTCTTTGGATTAACTTTCTGTATCAACTCATCAAATGTGACATAGATTGAGTCTGTGTCAGATGCAATCACATAATCCTTATCAGTATTTAGCAACTTGTTTAGATATTGATTAATCTTCTTCTCAATCCAACGAATAGACAACTGACCAGCAGTTGTAATAC